TGTTTCCTGAACCGACGGCGGTAAAGAATGTCCCGTCACCCGTATTTAACAGGCCGATCACGTTGGAATGGCTTGCAGTGTTATCCCGGATTGCTAAACCTCCGCCGAGATAAACATCGCCTGCCAGAACACCCCCGCTCAAAGCCAGCGCCCCGACTTCGGCGGCGGTATAGGTCGGCTTCGAGGCCGCTTTAGCCCACGGGTACACGTCAGAGGCCGGAAGAGACGTAGGTGCACCGGACACGTCCGCCCACCGGGTCGGGTAATACTCCGGTTTTCCGGTGATCTGATCCCACGACGAAGCCCCGGCGATGGACGAGACCGGCACGTTTACAAAATGCGTCCCGTTGTACTTGAGAATGTCCCCGGAGGCTAGATTAGTCACTGCCACGTCCACCAGATCGACCAACGCACCGGAAAATCCGCCGGAGAGGGTGCCGTCCGCATAGGCTGTGATTCCTTTGAGCCCGAGAATATCGTACTTGACTTTCAGCACTGGCGTGCCGTCCACCGTGACCACTTCGAATACGGCATCCCATGTTGGCTTAGGCAGATAGTTGCCTGCTACAACGTCATCGGTCAGATCGGAGAGTTTCGTTGGCCGGCCCGTCACTAATTCCCAACTCGTCGGGTAAACCGTAGGCTTGCCGGAAAGGTTGGCCCAGGTCAGATAACTTGAAATATCGCTTGCCTTGAGGTAGCTGTTTGCGGTCAGGTATTGTGCAAGGGCCGCAGTATCGAGACCGACCAGATCGGCGAGCGGCTTTGCAGACCAATGTGTAGCCCAGGCTAGTTGTACCATCACCCGGTCGGCGGTAGGTACCTCGTCGGCCCACTGCCCGACGTTGACCAACTCTCCAAGGGAACCGGATGCACTGCCGCCGGAGGTGGAACCCAGGCCGTAAGCGCTGATGCCTTTGTCGGAGACAATGGAATGTTTAGTACGAATAATCCAACTATCCTTGTCTGATTTGTCCTCTGTAGTATCTAGTGATTTATCCCAATAGAATTTATCATCCAACATATCGGCGCTAATCCTTTTGGCTTCACTCCACTCGGGGTTGTCAATTAACAGATTAGAACCCGCCAGATCGTCCGATGTAGCCATACCAAGCTCATTTACCCTCTTGGTATTCGCTGCATTATCGGTCCATAAAAGAGTATCCCTATTTCCACCTGTACTGATATTGGACGATCCGCCTGAAACAGCACCTCCTGTTATTACGTAATCGTCGGTGGAATATGGTTCCACTTCGATAAATTCGCCTGTCAGCGTCTCTTTGGTTACATCGTATGTCCCACCGTTGATAACATACTTCTCGTTATCGATAACGAGAATTTTGGAAAAATCCTGACCGTCAAAAAGAATTGTTCCGGTCATAATCTTCCGAGCTTTTTTGCCGTGATGGGCCAAACCACGTCCAACAAGCTCCAAAAGATTGTATTTGTTTCCCGGGAATGCAGACCTATACCAATCTGTTAACGGTGTGTGGTAATCGTCATTGTCATGAAGTCCTCCCGCAAAAGCGAGGTATCCCCCACTACTATCGGGAATTTGACCATATTTGAAATCGAATGATTGTTTTACGTTATTGGATTCGTTTATAGTTATTTTGGATTCCTGGCCGCTAATGTCTTCTTTCTCATCCTTAAAGTACATCTTGATATTGTCGATTCGCATACAATATCCTTGGTCAATTACATCATCTTCATATATATCACCGTTATCAGGATTGCGAGCAGTCCATTTATATATTGCGAAAATAAGTTTTCCTCCATCAGGTATATGGCCAATAGATATATTTAAGTCTTCTTGTTTTTCAGTGTATTGTTTATTCCCATTAATGATATTATTATAGCCACTCTCTGTGCCAGTCAGGATGATTCTTGTTGGGACTGTTTCAAAGTCCGTAATTGAGTACCATCCATTTGATGAATAGCAATAAAGCCCATTTGCGGTTTCTAAGAATACGTTAAATGTAAATTCTATATAATAACTTAGATTTCTGTATTTTGCAGGAGAAAATATACCTCCTCCGGATTGATTATAATGGTATAGAACATTCCAAGCCTTTATATTGATATTTAATATACTATCGTTTAACTTGTTTACGTAGAATGCTTTGTAAATAAATGAATCGGGGTCAATATCCCTATTGTATGAGGATATTAACAAGCTATTCTTTTTATGGGTAACCCATTCATCGACGGTGTAATCAAATTCATATTTCGATTGAGCGTCTTTGGGATTTGCTACATATACACCCCCATTTACAATGTTTACGTTAGAAAAAAAATATTGTTTATATAGATATAATATAAATGCGCCCTCGGTTTGCCCATCCATTGATCGAGTATATGTTGTAATCTTTGAGGAAAGGTCATAATCGCCACTTTTAATTATGGTATCATAAAACGAATCCAACTTCAAATAATCCTGCTCCAACTGTTCTTCACGCCAAGCCGGGGAAAAATCAACCCGCTGTGACCTATCGATAAATGTAGGAGTGTAATTTCCGCCTAATTCAACCTCATTCGCTATGTCGTGCAGCGTGTAGTTGTCATTGATGTATCTGAGTTGGAGTCCACAACCGGATAGTACTTCTTCAAGAACCTCAAACCAAGTTTTATCTTTAAGTCCTACGGTTTGAATATAGGCATCGGTTATTGGTTTGTTCCCTGAAAAGATATTTACTCGATTATCTAAGCTAAATTGAGCTTGGATTTTGTCGAAAGCCTTGGTTAATAGCTGCTCAATAGACACAAAGTCGTAATCAAACCAATCGTAGTCTATCTCTGAAAGGTAGCCTATATTATCCCTGGCTACTAAGTTTATGGTAGAGCGGTATTGCAAATCCTGCCCGAAACTGTCCGGCGTAATGTAGCCGCTCCATAGGCGCACACCATTCCGTAAAAGGAAAACACGGAAACCGAAAGCGTCAGAAGTGAAGAATTGAGTATAATCGAATTGATCTTTATCGATAATATTAATACTCAGTGAGCTTTTAATGACAGGGCGGTATACCTCATCCCCTTCCCCTTCCAGAGTAATGGAGAAAGGAGAGCTGTTAAACTCTTCAAGCTCCATAGCGGTTCCGGAGAAATCTTTTTTATAGATTTCAAGTCGGTAAACATGCTTCGTTCTTAAGGCGGTTATTTCCTTGTATGCAAATAAACCGTACATATTTATCGGGATTTGTTTTTCAGGTACTTGTCGCTTGCCAAAACAATATCTTGACCGGATATACGCCCGGTAACATTAACGTCAACAGATTGAGCCCTGTAGGACGCATAGCCATATTGACTTGATGCTCCGGAATAACTTCCACCACCGGAGAAAGACGTATTAGGGGAATAGCTTGAACTTCCTGAACTGCCTCCTGATGATGCTATTGCAGACAGACCAGCTCGTGCAGCTACACCAATACCAACCAAGATGGCTCCTGCGGCTATAGCGCCAACGCCAAAAAATCCTGACAATGCAGCTTTCAAGGATTCAATCGCCTTACCTGTTGTCATAATAATTGTCCCGGCTGTAATAGCCATATCTGCCAGAGGTTTAAGAAGGCTTGCTATTGCCTGCCCTGCGTTCATGTCGGATATTCCAGCCAATCCGTCAGCAAGAGCCTGAAAGCTGCTAACCATTGTGTTGGTTATTGTTTGATGGATAGAGTTAGCGACTTGATCCACTTCTGCGGCTTGTTCTTTGAATTGCTGTATCTTATCCTTATATAATGTTGGATCAAATGAATAAGACGCTAAATTTTTCTCCAGTTGGTTTTTCTCTTCTACTCTTTTAAACCAAAAAGATCCTCCCATTCCTTGGGTCGAATATCCGGACGCAATACTGCCTTTAAGAGCTTCATCCCTCTTTTGCTTATCTTTTTCGGTAATCTCAAGCAATGCTTTGGCGGCCTCTAATTCCTTTTTCTTAGCGGCGGCCATATCGCGAACAGACTGTATATTAGTAGAGTTATACAGTTTTTCCTGAGCTTCGATTTGTTGGTTGATGTAGTCGATGGAGCCTTTGACCACTGTATTGGTAGAGGTCATCAATTCCAATCTCTTTTTGAGGGATTCTATCTCACTTGTGTATGCCGCCCTTTTTGCAGGATTAGCCTCCTCTGCTCGTAATTCTTCAAGGGCTGCGATTTGAGCCTTTATACCTTTCTCGGTTTGCTCTCGGGCTATTTTTTCTTGTTCCTGAGATTTAATTAGCTTAACCTTTTCTTTTAAGGCTGCTATAACAGCTTCCCTTTCTTTCCCTGAACTAAAATATGAATATTGAGCTAAGGATAATTTTTTCTCCGCTTCTTCTATAGTGTTGATTCCTTTTAAGAAGGAATCAACTCGCTGTTGTATCCGTTTATCTTGTAGTGTTAGTATTTCTTTTTCCTTACCGGCAACTGTTGCTGCAAAATCCCAATTGCTACCTCCCAGAAGTGCTGCCGTCTTTTGAAAGGCGTTTAATGATTTAGAGTTAATTATATTGTTCCACCCCGTAGCCCAATCAGTGAGTGCATTTGAAATTGCATTTCCAGCTCCCTTAACAGGTTGAGAATTTCCAACAGTCACCATTAAATCTTTCAGTGCCGCACCTAATTTCTGTGTTTTTACCGCCGAAGTTTCGATAGCATCACCGGCCTCGCTCATGCTCTTATTGATGATGTTGCCTACAGCCTTACCCATGTCCCCGGTTTTCGCAAGTTCTTCCCGAAGTTCAGAGGCGGAAATACCGAGGTTATCCAAAATCAATGGAGATTTACGCCCGATACCCAAAATGATAGACTGGACGAGATAATCTACACTTTCGCCGGTTTCAATTGCCCGGTTGGTAGCGAATTTTAGATACGTTGCGAGTTGATCGAGGGGAATTTTGAAATTGTTGGCCTGAACTGCCGTTTGCATCAATTTGAGCTCATCTGTAGTCCCTCGGGTGGCTTCTTTCAGGTCATTTAGCAGGCCCGGCCTATTGAGCCTTGAGAAAGCATTGTAAACCCCCTGAGCTTGCCCGGCCAGCTTGTACGCCTCTTTGGTGAATTGTACGATCTTATTGACTGCAAATGCCCCGGCAATAGCCCCGCCTATTTTCCCTACAACACCTTTGAAAGAGGATAATTGACCCTCGCTTTGCTTGATACCCTTGCTGAACTCATCCGATTTCAGTCCGAGGCGGACAAATATGCTACCTATGATGCTCATTTGATATGTCCTTCGTAAACGTTATATCCACAAGACCGGAAAAAATCGGCTTCATGCCGGGTCATCCTGGTCGGCTGAATGTTCTTTTTGATGTTAGCCTCATTTGGAAGAAGATACAGGTCTGTTTCTTTGCGGGGTTTGTGCTCTTTCTTGATGTACGGATTGCCTACAATCATGTGAAACAGCACCTTTCGCAGCATTCCCTGTTGTAAGCTGATTTCATCTATGTAAGCCTTGCGCCGTATTAAATACTCGCGATAAGTCGCATAGTAAACCTGCGGATAGGTCATTTTACACTGGCCGATCAGGAAAGATTCTATTTCCCAAACATCCGGCTCAAAAGGCTCTTTTTTTTTACCTTTTCTACTTCGGCGGCCTCGTGATCGCCCTTAGAATTGCCATCCGTTAGCGTCTGAACGATATAGGGGATTAGCAGGTAAAACTCCTTTCTGTTTTCAGTGGCCCATAAATCCACATCTAGCAATGAAGGGGAGTAATCATCTTCCAGTCCACAAACTATGGCGTTTTTGAGGGCCGCATAAATGATCTTAACAAACTCGCAGAGTGCCGACATTTGCGACTGAAGGTCTTCACCTTCGGCATTCGTGCTTAGTTCGACCTTCATTCCTTCGTTTTCAAGGACACGCCATAAAAAAACGCTGAAAAGGGCTTTCCTGGGCCTACCGCATATTTCTATTTCACGGACCGGATTCATTACGCTGCGGCTGTTTTCTCGACAATCTCCAGTTCTCCGTCTCCGGTCAGAGACATGGAGCAAGTCATCAGCTCATTAGAGGCTGCTGAAATGTCAATTCCAGAAATCCGGACATACCCTTTAAAGGCAATGTCGCCCTCTTCACTGATCTTGCCGATGATCACCTGGGTTCGAGTATCCCCCGAAATAAGTTTTTGAACGAGCTTAAATCCGGGGTCTTCTTTGACCTGGGTGTAATGGAATTCCTCGGATGCCGTCCACCCTTTAACGCCATCGATGAATTGGGCCCAATTCACACGTTTGTCTGTAGAATCGATGCTCTCGTTGCTGATCGACAGGCTGACGTTGTTTTCGGTCGGGATCGGCGTGTTGGTGCTCTCTTCAATGAGGTAGAGCCGAAAATTGTTGCCGAGTATTTTGTTCTCTGAGGTAATAACAGGTGTTGGCATGATTTAATCTTTTTGAGTTAAATGGATTCTGAATCTTTGTAATTGTCTGTATATCGTTTCGGTGTCTGTTAGCTCAATAGCCTGCGTACATGTTTCAGGAATAAGTCCGTTTTTGTAGAAAAAGTCCACTTCCAGCTCGTCGAGTTTATTCCGGAGGTTTTCAAGTATATTTAGTGATAGCATGGGGGAATCGGACTTGGTAATAACATCCAGCAAAAAAGTGCAGTTGTAATCTCGGTCTCCCTTTTCGGCCCCTTCTTCCATTTCCACCCCCGACACTTCAACTCTCGGAAACACATCAAATCCATCCGTATCGTACCCTGCATCCTTGATTAGAGCAACCAATGCGATTTGAAGGTATTTAGTGGGTAGCTTTTTCATTTTCCGTAAGACTGAATCGTTTTGTCGATTTCCTGTTTGACCAGTGAGAGTGTTTTGGTTTCATTCGACCGGAGAGCAGGGTGAAGAAATGGTTTGGCGGGGGTTCCTCTTTTACCAATACTTTTTGCAATCGCAATAGCTGCCGATGTAGCCTGTTTCCAGTAATTACTAACCTTGTGCGTTTTGCGTGTTTTCAAGCTTGTGTAAGCATACCTTGCTCCGCTCGACCGTTTCCGACCGCTTTTGGTGTATGTTGCAGCGATTCCCCTTTTGTGAACCCATTGAAGTATGGGTTCATAGGGGGGTATTTTTCCTGCTTTTCTTCCGAACTCAACAAAAAAAGCCTGGATGACATTGTATATCACGTCCACATACTGTCTAGACATACTGGATTTAGTCTTACC